ATGAAATCGACCCCTTCCGGGCTGCTTGAACAGCCCGCGCTGCAGCGCACGCTCAGCAATCGTCACATCCAGCTAATGGCCATGGGCGGTGCCATCGGCACCGGCCTGTTCATGGGCTCCGGGAAGATCATCGCCCTGTCCGGGACGTCGATCATCCTCATCTACATGATCATTGGTCTGTTCGTGTTTTTCGTCATGCGCGCCATGGGCGAAATGCTCCTGTCCAACCTCAACTTCAAAACCTTCGCCGACTTCGCCGGTGCCTACCTCGGCCCACGCGCGGCGTTCTTCCTCGGCTGGTCGTACTGGCTGAGCTGGAGCGTCGCGGTGATCGGCGACGCCGTCGTGGTCGGCGGATTCTTCCAGTACTGGTTCCCCGACGTACCGGCGTGGATACCCGCCGTCGGCATGCTGGCAACCCTGTTCGCCCTCAACGTGCTGACCGTCAGGCTGTTCGGTGAAGTGGAGTTCTGGTTCGCGATCATCAAAATCATTGCCGTCGTGACTCTGATCGGCGTCAGCACCGTGCTGATCGCCAGCTCGTTCGTCTCGCCCAGTGGCGTCACCGCGTCCCTGAGTCACCTGGTGGACAAACAGGCGGCGTTCCCCAACGGTTTGTTCGGCTTCTTCGCCGGATTTCAAATGGCGATCTTCTCCTTCGCCGGCACCGAACTGATCGGCACCGCCGCCGCCGAAACCCGCTCGCCAGAGAAGACCCTGCCCAAAGCGATCAACTCCATTCCGCTGCGGATCATCCTGTTCTACGTCCTCGCGCTGACCTGCATTATCGCCGTGACCTCGTGGCAGCAGGTCTCCCCCGTCAAGAGCCCCTTTGTCGAACTGTTCCTCGTCGCCGGTTTCCCCGCAGCAGCCGGCATCGTCAACTTCGTGGTCCTGACCTCAGCGGCCTCATCGGCCAACAGCGGCGTGTTCTCATCGAGCCGCATGCTGTTCGGGCTGGCCAATCAGGACAACGCCCCCGGCCTATTCCGCCGACTGTCGAGCAACAGCGTGCCGCTGCTGAGCCTGGCGTTCACCACGCTGTTGATGCTGGTCGGCGTGCTGGTGCTGTTCATCGTGCCGGAAGTCATGACCGCGTTCACCATCGTCTCCACCGTGTCGGCGATTCTGGTGATCTTCACCTGGTCGACCATCCTCGCGTCTTACATCGCCTACCGGAAAAAACGTCCGGATCTGCATGAGAAGTCGGCTTACAAGATGCCCGGCGGTGTACCGATGGCTTGGTTCTCGTTGGCGTTTTTGGGGTTTGTGCTGGGGTTGCTGGCGTTGCGGCCTGATACGCGGATTGCGTTGATGGTCATGCCGGGGTGGTTTGTTTGGCTGGGGATTGCTTACCAGTTGACGCGGATGAGGAAGCCGAAATCTGCGGTTGATTCGGCGAGTCAGTTTGGATAGATCTGCAAGCGAAAGCCGTCACCTTAAGGTGACGGCTTTTTGTTTTCAGTGAACGAGCATTTCACCTGCCCACGGCGGGACAGGCTTTACGCCTTCACCTCAACGTTATCCAACGCCTGATTCACCGCCAACTCCCCCAACATCACCACCTGCGCGATGCCCAACGCGGTTTTGCGGTGCGAAGGGTCGAGTGCTGCGGCGAAGTTGTTGAGCATTTCCGAGGCGGAACCCAGCGTTTCACTGGCATTGGCCAGCAGGGATTCCGAGTCGTACTTTGGGTTGGCGAGGTACATGCGCTCGGGCTCGTTGACGCTGGCCATGATGTGGCCGGCGGGAAGGAGGTAGTGATCGAGCGCGCGCTCGGCGGCTTCGTGGAGCTTTTTGGAGTTAAGGGAATCGTAGGGGGATGCGGGATCGGTTTCTGGTGGGTTGGGCGTTACTTTGAACATAGATGGAACTCCAGCACTTACAAAATGGGAGCCATCCACTCTCGCTACCAAACGAAGGGTGGTGACCATACACAGGTTGGTAGACCGGAGCACTGGAACCGGCGCTTCCGAAGAAGCCCTGAGCATGGCCACCATAATCCAGACGCAAAAATGCGACTGCATGAAGTGACGCGATGCATCAGTGCTGCGGGTCTACCAAACCCGATCACTGGTTTTCAGTGACACAGGAACGATAGAACCCGCGAGCTAGACGCACAAGCCGGCGGATTCTGTCTTAGGTGTAGGGGGTGGCGCAAGGTGGTGTAGTCCAAGGACTGCAAAAACAGATTACGTTTAAACGCATCCAGATTTCTGCGTTTAGAACAAGCTCGACGTTTCGTGATCGAACCAAAAACAGCCGCCAATTGCAGGGAGCATTGCGTTCTTTTTCAAGTGCTGTCTGTCGTTGCGATGAGGGATTGGGCGCAGTAAACGTCCAACACCCCGGCCAGAACGCTCCATTACCTATAATCCCTTCGCTTTGTAGCAACCTTTAACCTAACGATATCAGACGCGAGTCGAGGGCAATATCGCTAATACGCTTTGATTCTCTCGGAAGAAAAATCGGGATTCGAGGTTGGTGGTATGTCTGCGGATCACTGCAGATGATTGGTGAAAACGCCGGACTATGATGTGCGTCAAAACGGTTTCAAGACGCTGAGAGATAGAGAATATGAAAATGCGTCTTCATAATCGCGACGTTCGTCTAGAAGCGGACAATCTCCTTTTTTGCCGAGGAGTCGAGGGACTGTCACCGCTTATACGATTGTCTTAATACGTTCCGCGCGCTAACCTCAAGCCGCCAAAAGCTCACACCCAGCGACATGGAATGTTACCCATCAAATCCGTCCAGAGCGTTATGCGCTATTTCATGCCTATTTATAGACATGCCTTTCGATAGGAGGCTCTAAGCGTGGCTGCAAAAATCACTCCTCGTTTGATCGAACTCACATATGAGTCGGTTCTGAAATCTTTCTGGCGCCGTAAAGCATTACAAAAATTCCTACTCGCCTCTCACGTGGCTGAAAAATTTGTAGATACTTGGACGACTGACGAGTCAAAACGAGATCTACTGGATCGCATGTTTCCTAGATTACAGACCTCTGATCGCGGGAAAGCAGTCATCTTCCAGATTGCGCGCAACCTTTCGGAACAAACCACTTTCCCCGATTTACGCAATTGGGAAGATTCCGATCAGAAAATTCAGGAAGCACACAAGGCAGTCAAAGAGCTAAAAGCATATTTACGACAACAAGACGAAGAAACAAATACTGAAAAAGAGCGACAAGAAGCTCTGGACCGTGCCCGCTCTGAACGCCAACGAATTCAGAGGTCATTAACGGACAAGACGAAGCTGCAGCAAAGACTTGACGCATTGCATGCCAAAGTTGGAACACAGGAAGGTGGGTACGAATTCGAGGGGTGGTTCTATGAACTACTCAATTACTGTGAAATCTCCCACCGAAGCCCATATAAGACTGATGGTAGACAGATCGACGGTTCCTTGACACATGAAGGAACCACATACTTGATCGAACTAAAATTCACCAAAAGTCAATCGGGAGCTACAGACATTGACTCGTTGAAAGCCAAGGTTAATAAGATGGCTGACAACACCATGGGAATTATGGTCTCCATCTCAGGCTACAGCAGTTCTGCCATTGCAGATGCTTCAGGAAGTAAGACTACGTTACTAATCTTGGACGCTAGCCATCTGTACCTATTTCTCAGTGGCGGCATGACTTTCGCTGAAATCATCTCAAGAGTGAGAAGGCATGTATCTCAAACTGGTCAAGCGTATCTTCCTATCAATCAGTTTCATGGCTAAATACAGACATAACAAAGGCACTGTAATCCACCCAGCGCACGGAAGACGGACCTCGTCGTGTTTCGATTATTCCGGCGGACTCAGGAATAACTTAGAGCAACGGGGACAGATTTATTTATCGTCTAAAAATAAACAAACAAATCTATCCCTTTCTACTGTTAGCGAGGCGTGTTAAACGCCAAAGTATCAAACTCAGAAAGATTCGACCGGTTTTTTGGTCTGCTCAACAAGCTTGTTCTCGTCAAGTTTCGGGAAAGAAAACTTGATCATGATGACCGATTCCTCGCCCTCGCCCGTGACAATCAGATCAGCCCCCCTGACATTCGCAGGCGCGGCTGCCATCAAACCAGAAACGCTAGGGGTCCCTTTGATGGAGGCGGCACCCTCAATAAACGAGTAGGTTAGATTATTAGCGTTTAGAGCAACACTTTCGTAGTTGGTGAGTTTAGCGGTGTACTCATCCTTGCTTTTAGCTTTTGCCGCCAGATCGACAAGATCCAGCATGGACTTGCCGTCAGCCAGTGCGACCAGACCGAACGACTTGGCCAGCGCACCGATGGCACGCCCGAACAGTTCACGCTCATAGGGCGCGAACAGGGAAACCATAATCAGCTTGTCACCGCTGAACACCAAGCCAGCGGTGAATTTCTGATCAATGAAATCCACGTCATCAATACACCGGGCGGGCGCGCCCACCTCTTCCGAGCAATCATAGTAACCGCCAGCCTCGGTGTATTTCGTGATTGGCGTGTCGTAGCCGTAGCTCTTGAACAGGTTGTCAGCTGCAACGGCACTCTGCATAGCGCCAACGAGGCCGGCCAGGCAAAGCACTAACGTATGGATTTTTTTCGACATGGATTCCGTTCCTGCAAGGATGTGGACATTGATAGCCACATGCTATCAATCCTGCATTGGATTTGTCTCGCTCAATCCAATGCAGGTTGAGCAAGCTCAGCAGGTCCAGAAGTAGGACGCAGTAAACCCACTCTGCCATTCCTGCCCCCAAGCCCCCTCCTCCCATTCCTGATAAACTCCCCCACCTCCCAGCCACACCGATTCCGTACCCCTAATGTCCCCTATTCCCGCCACACCTGCCCCACTCTCCCGCCGCTTCTCCGTCGCCCCGATGATGGATTGGACTGACAATCTTAAAAATCCTTTAAAATAAGGCCCCATACGGCACCTGAAAATCTCTGTACCAGTTACGTACCAGTAGGATTTTTCATTCTGAAAATTCTATTTTTTGCTTTTGTCTCTGCAGCAATTTTTAAGCATCCATTTTCAGCTCCAATCCGGACACTATCGACACTGTCAAAACCCCTCCCGTTATGACGACGATGGACTGATTGGGGTCCCCCCCCTCTCTCCAACCCGGCAAATTAATGCCTCTCTCCCAGAAGATCGCTTTATTGCAATTTTTGAGCATGCAGAGGTCACTGCGCCTTGACGCTGCCAGTACTATGCTTTTTCTTTTTCCACAGGAGTCGATGCTATGTCAGGCGAATATTCGTTGTCGGATGTGCTGGAAAGGATGTACCAGAATCAGCTCGGGCTGGAGGCAGCCCTGATGGAGCTGACGCTTCATGCTGAGCAGCAAGGTTTCACCGAAGTTGGAGACAACGTTCGGGGCGCGTTGTGGGCGATTGGCGAGAACGCAGGGCACATCAAGCAGGGGTTGGCTAGGTTGAAGGGCAAGAGTGCAGGCTAGATGCGTTTCAGCTCAGCCGACTCTGGGTAACTTCTGGGCGTGTCCCTATATCCGCTTTCGGCCAAAACCGGTCAGTCACTATGGGCCTTTGCTGACCGGAGTGATCGTTCGTCAACAGCAGTTAAGTTTGATTGATCGAACCTCTGGTATCAGCGTAAATTAAGTGGATACAGCCAATAAGACTATTTTCTAGAGACACATCTTTCGCGGCACTGACCATCCCCTTATAGACACTAATGAAAAAATCGAAGGCCAATGCAACATTCCGACTACATGATAGATTCTATAATTTTTGACAATTTCGTCAGCAGTCTTTCGCGCTTGAACTTTAATGAAACCGCCATGAGTAAATCATTGAGTAGTCACCCCTGATTTCGTAGACATTGAAGTGCTCCGTATGCCTCTTGCTGCCAACAGGATACGTTCACGAACGACCGTCCCCGATTAAAAACCGCCTTACGTACCGTGCGTAAAGCAACAGGCTGCCGCTTGGATATAAAACTCTTACAAGAGGATGTTTTTTGGAACACCCCCTCGTATTTATATATTTACCGCCTTGCTAAACCAACTGCTTCGATTCGAGAAATTAATCGCGCCTTACTCTCATTAGGATAGCGAGAAATATCTGACTCTATGAGTCTCAAGGCGCCATGGACATTCCCTTCAAGAGCCATAAGAAAAGATTTGTACTTATTAATCGTTCGAATGGAAAGATCTTTTTCTTTACTGATTTGATTTAAACGCGAGAGTGCATCTCCAAGAAGATTCGCATCCAAATACTTAAGTGCAATGTCGCAATAAGTTAATACAGGATAGTGATTCCCTGGGTAGGCCGCGATACAATCATTGATTTTGTCGAGTGCAGCTTGACGATCATTCGCAACTTTTGCTTGAAATAGCGCCTCGGCGATGTCGGCCATTTCTCGTGACTGTTCAGAATCAATGTCTCTCAATTCCCTGATGAGTCTTTCTAGCTGCCCTCGATTTGCGATTGGGGCCTCCGAATTTATCAAGCAATTAAAATACGCCTGTAAATGAAATTGATTATTTCTATTCTCTTCGTAATTCTTTTTAGCAAATCCAAGAGCTTTGTCGTACTCCTCAAGCTGAACGTAAACTTGAACAATCTCTCGCTTGGCGCGTGCCGCTACGTATGGTGAATCTACTATCTTATTAAACTGAGTTAGTGCATCACTGAAACGACCCTGCAGTCGGTAGTAATATCCGAGCAAGAAGCTATGCTCGTCGCCTTTGATTCCTTGAACCTCGCTGAGCATTCGCGAATTTTTCTTTTTTGCAAGAGCAAGGCATAAATAATATCTTATATCCTGCAAAACGCCTTTTTCTAGATTATCCTCTTTCTGCAGCACAATATCCGCAAGCTCAATAATGCGTTCCAAATTACCCTTGGTATAGTATAAATCCTTCATGCATCTAAGGTAATGAGATGGAATCAAAAACCGCTCATCAATATCTATGCCTGTTTTAAGGGCTTCCTTTATAGTAAAAATGAATTCAGATGAATCTCGCTCGAATACATCATCGCTTTTAGCAATCAATTCAACTTGTTCCTTGATTCCACGCGAATAACTCTCTTTCAGCTTGAAGCGATTCCTTTTGATGAAGTCACGAATAATGTCATTAAGTCGAATTATTTCGCCATCAATACCTAGCAATTCAATAATATTTTCAGATGCCAACTCCTCCAACAACGGGTAAAAACGCTGCTCATCCACTATCGAAAATACAAAATCAGAGGAAATTACTTCAAACTGTGACAGTAAGCGAATAAAGTCCAGCACATCCTCATTACCCTCATACTTATTTAGAAGCGCAGCCGCCTTATCGTAACTATAGGCGGTTATCAGAGGCAGCTTATCGACAACCGAAGTTTGGTTATCCTCGCGGAGAACATCAACGGCGAACATCACTTGATCGGGAAAGCCATGCAATAGCTCTCCAACATCGTCAAAATCTTTTTTATCTAGCCGCAGCTTGTACAGGTCAGATAACTGACTAAGAAAACGTTTCCTTTCATTCGGACTTAATTCATTGAGCTCGATAAAATAATATTTGTTATTCCTTGGTCTAGATCCAATATGGACTTTATACTTAGAGGCTAAACAGAAAACAGGAAAGTCACCCCCACTATATGCATCAACAACCTCTCTAAACCAATCCGACAATTCTCTCTTATAGTTAACGATGCAACCTTCATCCACAAGATAGATTATCTCATTAGAGTCATAAGCAGCCTTCATTATCTTATGTATTATTTCTGACTTTAACTTAATACTTGCATCCGCAAGGGATAATATATCTCCATCCAGATCCACCAAACCTAAGTCATTCAGCTTAAAAATAAAATCTTCAATTGATACGTTTCTATCTAAAACAATAGCGGACGAGGCGTGGGAGGAGCGGGATATATTAGTTTTATTTAACGCTCTATGCAGAAAAGTGCGCCTACCAACACCTGGCAACCCTGAAGCTACAATTACGGTCGGCTTAATTTTGTCAAAGTCATGAATTCTAACTTCGAACTCTTCTTGTTTATCGTTGCGACCAACAAAAATCTCTTGCCGCTTTTTTATTTCCGGGTGTCGAGACCAGCTTAACTCCCTAAGTTTATTATGAATTCGCCTTGCAGCAACGTACGGCCGTTTAATTGGCTTTACGTTATAATTATCTCTTAACCAATCGGGAATTCGCTCATCTTCATAAGTTAATCCATCTTCAATTATGATCGGAAATACTTTTTCGATCAACGAATCTTCCAGCCTGCCTTCTGCCTCAACTATCTCGCGATTGACCCAATCAGATGCCAGTGCGTTTGAGGAAAGAAATATGACAAATATATCAGCTCTATCTAAGCCGCGAAGAATTTCGTCTAGGGGACGTTCCCCCTCCTCAAAAGTCCAAGCATCGTAATGTATGTTATCTTTTCCTAGCCAATCAGCAACTCGCTCGACATAGTGCTTCTTATCTTTGCTTGAATGAGATAAAAAAGCTCGCATAATACACTCCATGTTTATTGTCTATAAATCGTCAAACATTAAATTTTTTCTATCTTCACTCGAAATAGCCTCAGGATCAACCTTTAGTAAAGCCGGAGCAGAAACCGAAGCCGAACCCACTCGCCAAGCCACCTGAAGTCGTCATGGTTTTGGATCACGCACACCCATCTCAAACTAAAAAGCGCTGAGCTTTACTCCTCGTTATCAGTTACCAAGCTGATAACGAGGTTTCGATTTCCCTCACCGCGCCACTATCTTTATGGTCTCCCGCCCTACCTGTTCAACTTGGTGTCTGTTTCTATTTTTCAAGACAGTCAGCGGAGAAACGGACACCAGCGCCTCGACGAGACTCCCCCTCTCTGCAATAAATCTGAACATCGGATAGCCAGATCAGAATAGCCCGCCCAAAATTGAGTGCTCCCTGGCCATGATCACCACTTCCGCCCCCAACCCAGCCCGGCCCGCGATGCTAATTCTCGTACCGACGCCAGCGAGTGCGCAAAAGGCCACCATTCAAACCCTCATGCTCGCGCGGTTACCATCCGCTCTCTGCAATGACATGGAGCAGGGAAATCAGCACCGCTAATAGGAATTGTCCTACAGCCAGCGCTTGTGCTTCCCGTTAACGTCATTCTGCCCCAGCCTCAGGCTGGGCATCTTCAAGGACGAATAAGGATGCTACATGAGCGGTTATGTGCCCAACCCGCCGAAAGGCTATCGCTATAGCGGCGGCGAGCCTGTCGATATCCACGCCCAGCGTTGGGCTGAATACAAAGACGTAGCACCGGAACCAGAGGGCAAGCCAGACAGCTTAGGCTGTGTGTTTGCCAAGAGCTGCAACCTTCCTGACGGCGTAATCAACCACAAAAACCCAGCCGGATTTGTTCCCGTTGAGAAACTGGCCGACTACGGACTGTGGGCAGTGCTTGCCACCGGGGCAGCGATTACCGTCCAAGGCACTCCACTGCAACTGGTGGGCGGGTCTGCCACTGGCAGTGCAATTGCTCAACGTCTCGGCGGATCGCTGTCACTGGGTCTATTGAAAGGATCAGGTGTTGTGGCTGCTGGCTTTGTAACGGGCATCGTTGGAATGCTGATACCGAACACCAGTATTTCCCCCGACGGCGCTTTCTACACGAACGACCAGTACGCAACGCTTGAGACTGGCCGCACCCGTGTCCGCGTCAACGTGAAGACATTGCCTGACGGCTCCGTCAGCGCTTACGGCTTCTACACCGGAAATAAAGCGGAATGGGAACATGTCCCCGTCATCAAGGGAGAGAAAGTCGGCGAGAAATTTATTGCTGACATTGGCAACGGGATTGGCTTCACTTGGACGCCAGCGGCAGATGATAACGGTGTACTGGGTATTCCTGCACTGGAAGGCGCCCCAAAATTGCCACCCGTCTGGGTGTATCCGCCGACTGCACAATCTGACACGGTGCTGGCGAACCCTGCACATCCTCCCGAGTTCCAAGATGCAATCATCTGGTTCCCTGACTCCGGGATTGAGCCAATTTACCTTGTGCTCAGCACACAGTTGGAGAACAACAAGAAACAGGGCAAGGCCTTCGAAGACACATCTTACGATAGGTACAGCGAGACCAGACCCAAAGCCGTCCGCGAGGTTACGGTTAAAACCGACAGTGGTGTGAAGACCCGAATTGATATGATGGGTCGGGACACTGACGGAGAGATTTCATGCGTGGAATGCAAGTCATCTGAAACCGCACCACTCACCAAGAATCAGAAAGCTGCCTTCCCTGAAATTGAGAAAACTGGTGCAACCGTTGTCGGCAAAGGCAAGCCAGGCTTCCCAGGTGGCACCAAGATACCACCCACCAGGATCGAAATCCTTCGACCTGATTCACCCCTCTGAGGGAGCAGACATGTCCATCGTAGAAACAAAAGTCGTCGATATTATTGCCGTACCAGAGTGGGAACCCAAAAACGTAATTTTGGTTATCAGCGACCACCTCAAATGGGGCGACAAGGCCCAGCAGGGCGAACACCTGCTGTTGCTGCAAGAGAAAATCAATACCTACATTTCCTTCATCGAAAGCGGCGAGATATTGGAGAGCTACCCACCATCCAAAGGCAAGCTTCCCATCATCCGCATTAACGGTCTGTACGAACTACCAGAACAAGCGGAGTTCTTCGTAGACCGCGTTGCACAAACACTAAAGGAGGTGGGAATCGGTTTTGAGTTCGTGCTTGATGCGAATGAAGAAATTCGCAACATGTGATCACCGACATAGACAGAACCGAGGCCCGTTTTCTATATGCAGCAAAATATGGGGCTGGCCCCTGTCATCGTGCAGGGGCCGCAATGATATGAATAACTGCTGACATAGCCGTGGGGTATAGACAGGGATTCGAACCCGACGTCTAACTCCACCGCTGCCCCTCGCCCGCCAACGAACCATTCGTCACCATGGTTCATCTTCGCTTGAAGACCAGCCAAAATAGACTGTATAAATAACCAGCAAAAATTGAGATTAGCTACGTGATGGAACGCTGAGCGGGCGACCAGTGTTCGAGATCTACGGAGGCATACCGACAGCCAATTCGATTGAGGTAATGCGCCGCACTATCAAGCGTTTTAAAGCGCCGAATATGGCCTCGCTTTGCCTGCAAAGCACATTTCGTTAAGCCGGAGCCCACAAGCACAACAAAGGAATCCTGTTCAGCTGAAATAGTGACATCAACCTGAGCTCCCACGCCGAGCATTTCCCTGAGGGATTCACCTTTAATCATGCCTTCAATAGCCATCGCGCCAACCCTCACAGGTTGTTAGCTTATGCCAATCCCTCAAATAAGCCAAGAAGGGAGCCCAAAACCGCAAAAACGGGTTCCACTATTGTCGAAAACGAGCTTAACTGCTAATGTTAGCAGCATGAGTATTAATAGCAAAGCCTGTAGAATTTACCCTTCAGGCCAGGGGCAATACGTATGACGCTACGAGTAGCTTCCTTTTTCGCAGGCATTGGCGGGTTCGATCTCGGCTTCGAGCGCGCCGGCATGGAAGTCGTCTGGCAATGCGAGGTTGAACCGTTTTGTCAGAAAATCCTTGCGCAGCATTGGCCACATGTTCCGTTGGCAAAAGACATTACAAAGGTGACAGCAGATGAAATCCCAGATGCAGATGTTTGGGTCGGAGGATTCCCTTGCCAAGACGTCTCCCTCGCCCGAATGGGTCCCAGAAGTGGCCTCCGAGGAAAAAAATCGGGACTCTTCTACGACTATGCAAAGCTTATTGAAAGCCGCCGCCCCTCTGTTGTCGTTATCGAAAACGTATCAGGTCTCCTCTCTTCCCACGAAGGACGCGACTTCGGAATCGTCATTCAAACGTTGGCCGAACTCGGGTATGGCGTGGCATGGCGAGTGCTTAACAGCCGCTACTTCGGAGTCCCCCAATCTCGCCAAAGAGTCTTTATTGTTGCCACTTATAGAGACCCGGGACTTGCCGGAGAAATACTTTTTGAGCCCCAATGCAGCGAAGGGAGCCATTCGGCGGGCAGACCAAATGGGCAGAAGCCTATTTCCCCCTTTAAGACAAGCTATGGAGATCCTGTCAACGGCCCCATCGTCCAAGGAATAGCGTACTGCTTGTATGCTTGCTCAGCACGCCATACAGGTACGGACTGGAGTCGCACCTACGTATCCTATCCGGCCGGTCGTGTACGCCGCCTTACTCCACTGGAGTCAGAGCGAATTCAAGGCTTTCCGGATAATTGGACATTGCCGCTAGATAGCGACGATGATTCAGAACGAATTGAATCAAAGCGCTATCACGCAGCGGGCAATGCAGTAACCGTCAACGTAGTTGAGTGGCTAGGTAATCGAGTACGGAACGCAATAGAAAGCAAGCAAGCTTCAATCTCGAAATCGGTCACAAAGAAATCAAAAGTCGACGCGGACGTCCTCGTAGAGCTGACCTAATAATTTCGGACTAGGCCATTCTGATTTGTTAGCTGGTAGCCGGACCAAGGGAATTGGGCCGGCAACAGCTTCAAAGCTTTGCATCACCACCGGCGAATTAGCAAATGCGATTTTTGCTAACTCTGTAATGACGACCTCATATCCAACCCCGTCGAACTTTAAGGCTAATAGATACTGATCAAATGCCCAGTGATGTAATTTACAAAGGCATAAACCATTAACAACAAGATCTGCCTCGTATTGCGACCAAGGAATAATGTGGGCAGCATCGACCCCAGCTATCCGAACACCTTCTGAGGTAGGAAGTTCTAAACCGCAAAATAGACAACTAGAATTATAAGCCCGTCTTACATCCCTCCTAAATTGCGTAGATGCCGGCCCCCGATCCTTTTGCAGGCGCCATCGATCAGCAACCCGCCTACGGATTTCAATGTCCGTCGGATCGATTTCATCAAGTGGAGGAGCGTCAACCATCGGTTGCGATCGAAGCATATCGAGCAACAATGGAACGGGATCTTCCCCGGAGATAAGGACTGCATCACTGTCCTTAGCCGCTTCTTCAGTCGCCCTAATCACATCGAGCACAAGGCGCTCAGTAACGCTGCTGATAACGCTGCCTGTCTGGATATTTGCGTGATGCGCTTGCAAAGCCTGCGCTACGCGAGGCGGAAGACTACCGACCTTCTGGTAAAGGTGCATAATCTGAGCTATTCGATTTGAAAAATCGATCTCTTGACTCACACTATCATTTACACAATCGATTCCACCAAGCTTGAGAATTACCTGATCCTCAAGGACCAATACAGACTTAATCTCAACGCTCGAAAGAATATAACGCTCAGCGATAATTACTGGCTGACCACCAACTAATTGGCTTTCTTCTCGAATAGACTTCGGCATTAGTAGCAATGCCTCAAGCTGTCTCTGAATATGTATGCCGGTATTACTGAGACGGCGTAATCGTGGCTTACCTCCTTGTTTTTTTAACGCAATATTTGTAGGTATTTTGCCAAGTTCCGGCCCGGCATCAATCACAAGCTCTTTTCCTACTAGCATAGTGGTGCTGTAACCATCAACGGCACCAGCCAGCTCGTACTCGCCGCGACCATTACTGGAACGCTTGTGGATTTTCATTTAGCAATCTCATTGGCATCAGCGAATAAATCGCTTATGCCAATTCCAAGCCCTTCCGAAAGCGCATGAAGAACTGTCACAGTGGGATTTCGCACTCCTCGCTCTATACCGCTCACATAAGTGCGATCTAGATTGGACCGCGCACCAAGCTCCTCCTGAGACCAACCTTTTGCTAAGCGAAGGGCTCTGACGCGCGTACCAAGAGATATGCAAATTTCGTTATCATTCATCCCGTGACTTTCATTCAAATGATGACGATCGGTCTACGGACTATGAGTCACACCTCCCCTACTGACACCGCTCCTTTTTTTGGTCACCAAGCTGCGTAGATTGACTTTCACGCTGGTGGGTTCCCAATCGGGAAAAGTGGCCGGATCCATTTTCAGCAGGTGACAGTGAGCGCGAACACGCTATCGAATTATCCTTTGTCCATACTGGGATACATTCACCCACCTTTAGTGACTGATCGCCGGAATACTACATTCCAAAAAGACCGCCAAATGCGTCCCGCTCCCAGTTCATGATCACCAACTCGCCGCTCACCTCGGCTTTGCCTTGCCGCTGGTTGGTATTGGAGTAACGGATGTCCAACGTCTCGAAGTGGAAGCCTTCAAACACGCGGCGGATAGCCGGGTGATCGTTGATGCTTACCATCACCTTGCCTTTGCAGCGGCGCATGAAGTCGGCTATCAGCTCGTAGTTCTCGAACGGAAAGTCCACCCCATACCCGGCCGTCTGCCAGTAAGGCGGATCCATGTAGTGGAAGGTGTGAGCACGGTCGTAACGTTCCGCGCATTCAAGCCAGGGAAGATTTTCGACGTAGGTGCCGGACAGGCGCTGCCACGCGGCCGAGAGGTTTTCCTCGATACGCAGCAGGTTGATGGCCGGTGCGGTGGTTGCCGTGCCAAACGTCTGACCGGAGACCTTACCGGCGAAGGCATGGTGTTGCAGGTTGAAAAATCGGGCGGCGCGCTGGATGTCGGTGAGAGTTTCGGGGCGGGTCATTTTCTGCCATTCGAACACCTGCCGTGAGCTGAGCGCCCATTTGAATTGGCGCACGAATTCTTCGAGGTGGTTCTGCACGACGCGGTAAAGCGTGACCAGGTCGCCGTTGATGTCGTTGAGGACTTCGACGGGCGATGGCTGAGGCTTCATGAAGTAAAGCGCGGCACCGCCGGCAAAGACTTCAACGTAGCATTCGTGTGGCGGAAAAAGCGGAATGAGACGGTCGGCCAGGCGGCGTTTGCCGCCCATCCAAGGGATGATGGGTGTAGACATAAAAAGCAAGACCTTTACTGTATGGATAAAACAGGTGCTAGGCTCGCCGCGCTTTGTGCACGGAGCAAGAGCCTTGGCTGGACTTGCAGGGACCATCTGCAGGGACGGCGGTCGATTCGAATGTTGACGCATCCGGACCGGCCGCTCTTTTTCACTTCGGTGTTGAGACTTCTTTGGCGTATGCCTGACAGGCCGCGAGGGCAATTAGCCCCCGGTCGCCGTCATCGGTGACGCCGATAATTCGTTGAGCATGCGCTGGGTCAAGTTCGGCTCTTGTGGGGCCATGAACCACGCCGCCGGTGGCGGTGGTGGCTGACAACGATCCGTTGCGGGCGCCGGTGGTGGCGTCGAGTAGGACTGACAAGCGCAGATCAGCAGTGGCAAGGCGGTCGCGCAGGCGACCTTGATCACGTTGGACATCGCTCAAGGCTCGATAATGGGTTTGTTCGCTGGTGGCCAGGCGCTGCTCGAGCGCAAGGCGTTTGTCCTGTTCGGCACGCTGCTGCGCAACCGTGGCCAGGGCCAACTGGTTAAAGGCTTCGGTGTGGAGTCGGGCCTGCTCTGCGAGCTGTTTGCCGTAGCGCCAATCCTGGACTTGCCAAGTAATGGCCGCGGAACCACCGACTAAAACGACCATCAACACTCCTTTTGCCAGCAGCCAATACGGCGCCGGGATCAGTTCGCCGAGACGCATAGCACTGCCCTCGCCCGCCCCCACAACTCCAGCCGATCCTGCAGGCCATTGAGACCGCCGTTGATCCTGCGGGTGATCGTGTTGAATTCGTTTTGATCGGCCAGCGCGTTCAGCCCATTCACGGACCAGAACCACGCGGCCGACTCGGCAGCCCACTGCGGCAACTCCAGCAGTTCAGGCGTGCGCAGCAATCGCTCGTCACCGAATAGCGCCAGACTGCAGCGCAGGTAGTTGTCGTGGCCGGTGACCTGGATCAGGCCGCGACCGCGATAGCGCTGGCCATCACCATCTGCTGCCGGCGTGTTACCCAGTTTTGCAGCCAGGTTGCCGGTATCGTATTTGCTCAGGTACTGTTCTCCACCCAGTTCGCGGACGTACTGCAGCTGACCCGACTCGTGACCAACTTGCGCCAGAAAAGCGGCTTGGCGTTTCGGCGTGTTGATCTGTCGATGGGCCATGGCTGCGTTGAGGGCGGATATAAAAACGCCCGCTTGGCGGCGGGCGTTGGGCATGATGCTTTGCAGCTGCTGTTCAGTGATGGACATACAAACTCCAGACATAAAAAAACCGCACTCAGGCGGCAATGGGATGTGGTTACTGCTTCTCGATGTTCACCACCTTGAGGGGTGGTTTCGGCCCTTTCTTTTTCTTGCCCTTGGATTTACCTGCTTTGCCGGCATTGCATTCGACCGTGGTCGACCAGCCGGACTGGGTGAACACCTGCTCGACCGAATCCGCCAGGTATTCGCCATCAAGCCCGACCTTGAAACCCTGAGCGATGATGGGACGCTCGGCAAAGATGTCCGTCCGGCCGGGCATTTCAAGCCGCACATCGGCGGTCGAGCGGTTGAACGCCGACAGACGTGCCTTGGCCGCCGCTTCAGCCGCGCCCTTGTCTGGGTAGATATGGCGGTCGGTATGCACTGCCGGCAATCCGTCCGGAGCGTCATCGTTGTCGATGGTGACCACCGCGAGCTTGCCGTTCTTTTTGTCCTGATGTTTGGTGGCCACCGCTTTGTGCGAATTGCGATCACCGAGACTGAATTGCCAGCGGCTAAGATCACTGCGGGTCAGCGTGATAGCGCCAAATGCTTTGCCGCTGGCCGTCTGGCCACCTTGGCGCGGCATCACCAATAGTTTGCCGTCGGCGACCTTGGCAGTGCAGTCGTATTGCTTGGCCAGACGGGTGATGAAATTAAAATCGGACTCGTTGAGCTGGTCGACCCGGGCGACCTTGGTCGACACCGGACACACCGGCGTCCAGCCATTGCGCGCGGCAACGTCAGCCACGATCTTCGACAGCGGCACGTCTTCCCAGCTTCCGCTACGGATGGTCTTGCCGCTGCCACGCATGTCGCTGGCCTTGCCCTTGATCACGATGGTATCCGGCGGGCCTGACACCTCGACCGTGTCGACGGTGTAACTGCCCATACGCGTCAAGGTCGTTTCGGCATAGCCCAGGTAGATCTCGATTGAGCTGCCACGCCGTGGCAATTGCACTTGCCCATCACGATCGTCGATACGCAACTCAAACTCGTCGGACTCCATGCCCGGCTTGTCAGAGGTACGCAGCAACAACAGCCGATCATTGATCTTGGCCGTGACATCGGCGCCATCGGCGACAATGCGAAACATCGGAGTCATGGTTTTTTCCAATAAAAAACCCGCACAAGGCGGGCCAGAAAAACAAGGTGTCGTTACGCGTAACGCGACGCGGTGCCGGCGAAGGCATCGCCCCAGGTCAATCCCACAAGCTGACGCCTTCATTGGTCGGGCTGGGCAGATCCGGCAGGACGATGATCACGCCCAACCGGAACGGCTGAGGTTCATCGGCCAGTCCCTGATTGGCATCGAGCACGGCCTCGACGCTGCCATTCAGATGGCCGTAAACGTTGTTGCAAATGACATCGAGCATGTCGCCGTCAGACGTCCTGCATGTCGTCGCCATAACGCTCAAACTCCAAAGTGAACCCCTGTTTTCGAGCAATCCCGCCGTGCAGCAGTGCGGACTGTTCCTCGTTGATGTTTTTCAGGCACCACGTCCCGATCACCTCGCCATAGCCCGTGGTCAGGGTCAGTGGTTGCAGCCTGGCCCCGATGGAACGCAGCGTGTCGAGCTGCTTTAAACCGCCTTTGAAGCCCGGATAGATCGTGCCCTTGAGCGTCAACTTTTCATCGCCCATACCGATGGCCTGCTTCGCCGGGCGGCGCGTCAGCCGCTCCTGCGAAGCCCAGCGGAATTCGGTCGAACGGCTTAGTTCGTCGAAAGCTGCGGTGTCCAGGTTGAAGTAATACGGCTCAATCTTCGGATCGCGCGGCTGAATGATCATCAGATGCGGGAACGGCTTCACCGCCTCCGACGCCGGCGTGGCCTCCACGGCAAAGGAACTGGTGGGCACGATGTTGGCCAGCGACGGACTGACCTTGCCGGCAACGTTGTTGATCGCCGTGGCCACCTTGCCCGCCTGTTCCTTCAATGTGCCCAGCCGATCCTGCACTTCAGCCGCCGCCCGGGTGGCGCGGCCGTACACAGCTACCACCTGACCGACCTTGGCCTGAGCCGCGTCGACGCCGCGCATCACTCGCTGAAGTTTGGCGCCGATGGCCGGACCAACAAACGGGATGTTTTCCAGCTCGGACGCGGCGCCGGTCAGTTCGCGGATCGCGCCATTGACCGGGGACAGCATACCATCAGCGCTACGCCGCCCGGTTTCCGCTGCATCCACCAGATACTTCAGACTTGATTGCATCTGCTCCATGTAAGCCAT